GGCTGGATAAAAGCTGTCGGCCTGTATCAACACCTCGTCCATCATCCCAACCTCGAATAAACTCTCCTCTCAAATCAGGAAGGAAACCATTTGAAAATATTGCTGCAAGTTGCGGGAACTTATTCGTGTCGAAACTCGCTCCATTACACTTAAGCCATCCTGCGGGAGGATTCGCAGCTGGCCAGGGAACAGGAACTCCAACAGGTAATACTGATCCATCATTTTTATGTAAATACTGAGGGTGCGGATCGAGTTGAGCCAAATGTAACGCATTTTGAGCATCCACGTAGACCCTTAGTTCCAGCACCTTGTCATCGACATACTTGCGGGTTGCCAGCACCACCGCAGGGTCAATTTTCAGGGTGACGTTATCGGTGCTATTGGTAATCAGCACCATCCGCACGGTTTGCGTGCGCCCGCTCCCCTCCGCCAGCTGCGGCTTGTAGCTCTCCGGGCAGTTACCGACGACAATCAGCGCGCCGGTGTCATCAAACAGTCCGACCTCGCGAATCCACCACCCGCCTTCGGTTTCGGGGATCACCTGCTCAGCAATAATCTGGCTGCTGTTCTGCGGGTCGATGTACAGCATGTTGAGATCGGCTCGGCGCTTTTCAGCAATCAGCCTGGTCTGGTACGCGCTGGGTGTGGGGAGCACACCGCCACCGTCGCCCACCGCCATCTGGGTAATTTTCAGCGGAACGCCAAGCGCGGCGGCATTCGCCAGTTTCGCCGCGCCGATCTCCGTCAGCAGGGTGTAGAATTTTGCGCTCATGGATTCACTCTCACTGTGTCGATAACGTGGACCGCCCCGCCCTCGTAAGCGGTGCCGCCGGAAATAATGGTGTCGTTGATATACGGGTAAATCGTAATTTCTTCGCCGGTGTAGGTGGCTGCACCGACGAAATACGGCCCGCTGGTCTGCAGATTGATTGACATGCCGATCAGATGACGGCTGCAGGGTTTGGCGTCGCTGATGAGGCGCTCCAGCTCCAGATAGGTTTCTTCCGTGATGCCCTGGTCCTGCACGCCGATATCCAGGCGAAACGTGCCCGGCTGTTCGCCGGTCTGCCACCATTCGATAATGCGGATCAGGAAGCCGAACGGCTCCACCACCCGACGCACGGCGCTGGTCGTGCCTTTGTGCTGATGGATATAGAACGCGTCCTGCACCACCCTGCGCTTCACGCTTTCCGTCCAGCTCTCGTCCCAGCGGTCCACGGAAAACGCCCATGCCAGATACGGCAGGAAACTGACCGGACAGGTTGCCGGGTTCCACAGGTCACGCAGCGGCACCTCAAGTCCGGAAATACCACTGCAGCTCTGCGCCAGTCTGCGCTCAAGCGGCGATGAGCCAGGCGGCAGCAGGCTATTCATCCGTGCCCCCGTTGGTTACATTCCACTGCGTGCAGGAGGCGGCCTGCGTCTTGTCCAGCACCACATCAGCCAGCGGAGACGCCAGCTCCACGCGCTGCACACCTTCGACATGTAGCGCGGCATAAAGGGCGCTGCGGCGGATATCGCGTCCGAGCCGCGTTTGACTGGCGATGTATTTCTGCAGGCTGGCTTTTACGGCCGCCAATACTGGCTCCGCCTCCGGTCCCGGATAGAGAAAGATTGTGGCGTCCACGCTGTACGGGATAATTTCGGCGCTGCGCACCGTCAGGCGGTCCGCAACCGGGCGCACACTCTCGCTGTTCAGTGCCTTTTCAACCACGGCCAGCAGGGCATTATCAGCCGCGCCGTCGCCCTCGCGACTCAGCACGGTGAGCACCACTTCCGCCGGGGCCGGGCTGGTTGCGCTGGCATCAGCAACGCGCCCGTCCGCACTTCTGGCATGAAACTCATAGGCCGCCGTCGGCCCGGCAACGGACAGACCTTCGAACGCCGCAGGCACACGCAGGCGCAGCGCCTCGTCACTTTCCATGACGGCAGCCACCGGCGGCACAGCGTCGCTGTCGGCTGGCGTTACCGTCAGGCGGTTGACGTTGTAATTGGCGGCGAGCTGGTCCAGATCGCCACCGAGGGCATACGCCACCATGACCGCCTGCGCGGCCTCGTTGATACGCTGACGCAGCAGAACTTCGCGGTAAGTGCTTTCCTGCAGTTGCTTGGTGATGGGTTCAGATTCCAGCGCTAGCGTGCGCTCGACGGCTGCCTGCTCGTTCGCCGGATACAGCGCCACAAAGGCAGCCTTGCGCTCCGCCAGCAGCGTCTCAAAATCCGGCACGTCCACGATCTGCGGCGCAGGGAGCTGGGAAAGGTCAATGACCGCCATTGTCGGCTCCTGTTGATACGGAAAGGGAAACCGGCGCGCCGTTGTTTCGCTGCCCGGTAAGGTCAACGACCATCGAGCCGTCAAAGTGGGAATTGATGGTGATGGAGTCCAGCGTCAGACGTGGCTCCCAGCGGCACAGCGCCATATACACCGCAGACATGATCTGCAGGCGCAGCGCCGGGTTCTGCGGCTGGTCAATCAGCACGGACAGCAGGGAGCCATATTCCCGGCGGGCAACGCGGCTGCCCTGCGGCGTCAGCAGAATGTCACGCACCGACTGACGCAGATGATCCGTGTCTGTAATGGCTTGGCCGTTGTTCTGACTCATGCCGAGATACAGCGTCATACCGGACCTCCCGACGTATCGCCGCCCTTCATGACTTTGATATGGGCATGGTCATCCACCACGATCCCGTTGGAACTCATCGGGCCGCCGCCCTGGGTGACAGCGCCGTTGATCACCACCTCACTGTTGATGCGCGTGGTGTCGGCCTCCACAACAAACTCAGCGGTTTTGAAGGTGATATTATCGGCCGCCTCGATCACCATGGATTTGATACCCCTGACGTGCCAGCGCCCGGTGGCAGGTTCGTACTCAAACCAGCCCCCGTCCGGGTACTGTGTCACGCTGGCGTCAACGGAATCCGACGGCGGTGAAAACTGGCTGGAGTAAATGGCAGGTAGCGCAAAAGCGGTTTCGAGGTTGCCACCCATGCTCAGAACCACCACCTGCTCATCCGGCGAAGGGCACCACCATGTACGGGCACCACCGGCACGCAGCGTCAGCCAGTTAATCCAGTTGGTTTCGAGTTCGCCCACCTTCACCCGGCACAGCCAGTTATCCCGATCCACTTCGGTCACGGTGCCGGTGCGGATCAGGTTGGTGATAAGGCGCATGATTTCTGTGAGTTGTGCGTTCATGTCGTTATACTGTCAACACATAGGCAGCTTCGATAGATTGTGGACTTGTGCTATAAATGGCACAAAGCTTAATTAAACTAACGAGTAGAGATAATGAATTTAGAACCTGAAGAATACAAAAAAGTATTATTCGCCCTAGAAGCCAGAACTAAAAAATCAAAAATTGCAACCTACTCCATCATTTCCCTTTCATTATTTATGGTGATTTTATTTTTCTCCAGCATTTTGTATTATCACAATCAAGAAAAGAAATCAGGAAGTCTTCAAGACTTAATTACAATTATTGAAAAAACCAATTCCGCAGTCAAATCGTTAAGTGATCTCAATCAAGAAATAAAGGATAACAAGTCAGGAATAAAACGCAGCGGTTTTAACCCAACATATAGCGAAACACCTACTGAAAGCACTATTAAGGAAGCAATTGCTGTTACTGCACCGTACCTCATTTTCTTCACAGCAATTATGTTTATCGGCTACACACTTAGACTCCTAATCATTTTCATAAAATACAACATGCAAATGACTAATGATTACGAAAATCAAACAATTTCGTTTTTACTTTCCAAAGGTTCTACTTCTGAATTCAAAGACCTAATTCAGACACTTAGAAGCCATAATATAAATTTTGAAAAAACGCCCAACCTCCCTCAAGAAAAAATAATTTATGAGTTAATAGATTTGGCCCGATCAAACAAAAATAAAAACTAATCAGCCAACCAGCGCAGCAAAATATCGTGTGACAGTGTCTTCACTTCATCGTTAACACCCAGCAGGTGGCGTTCTGCGTAACGGACCTCCGGCCCTTTTCGGCTGACGCGATCACGCAAGCCATAATGATGCACCCGTGCAATCCGCTGCACCTTCCCTGCAAACTGCACGCTGGATGAATCCGCGCTGGCTGCAGTTTTCAGGTATTTCGCCGTGCGCAGCTTCGCAAACATCTGCCGCTTAATGCGCCCCTTTTTAGTCCGGGCAGTGACCTTTCGCGGCTCGTAGCCGCTGCCGTCAGGATTACGCTGCAGCCGGATATTGTTTTGCTGATTACGGCGCAACTCCTGCGCCAGCTCCCGCATCATGCGCTGACGTGCGGCAGGCTCCAGATTCGTCAGCAGTGCCGCCAGCCACTCATCCACTTTATGCAGATTATCCACGTTTCACCGTCCACATTTCTTCTGGCTCGTCAGGTTCTGGCTCCGCCTCAACCGTTGAGATCACGCCGTCGGTGCTGACCAGCACGCGCTCCGTCAGCTGCAGGTTCAGGCTGATATCGCACACGTCGTTGCGCAGAATATCTACCTCAAAGGTAAACAGCTTTTCGCGCAACTGCGGGTTGTTGATGGCATCCGTCTGATTGGCTTTCAGCCACAGCAGCACCGGGGCCATCAACAGATTCTGGTCACCGCTGAATCCTCGATCACCACGTTCAGGATGTAGCGGTACTCCCACGACATGGACTGTGCACCGGTTGCCACCAGAGAACCGTTATCCACGAACAGATGCAGTTTGTCCGGGTTATCGCGCACATAGGGCACCGCCTTATTCAGGGCGCTGCGTAATGACTGCGGTTTGTTCACTGTTTCGCTCCTGGCACGCCACTATCGTGTCCACTTTGTCGGCACAGACCGCCCAGGCGGCCTCGGTTTCATCCAGCATCGCGTTCAGGTCACCGTTAGTGCGCGGCGCTGAAGGATTCAGGCTGCAGGGCGTCACTCTGGGACAGCCATTCACGGTAAGCTGCACCTCCGGCGAGGGCCGGACGCTCCCGCAGCCGGATAATGTCAGCAGGCAAAGGAGTATCAGCCCAGCGGCGCAAATCTTCGTTCTCACGTTTTAGTTCCTCGATCCGATGCTGGCGGTTGCGCAGCAGCGCGGTGGTTTGCTCTGCTGCCGCATAAAGCCGCATCTGCTCCCGGTTGTTGGTTTCGGTCAGAATGGACAGGCCGATCAGCTGGCTGTTTTTCTTCGCCAGTGCCTGCGTTTTAGTTGCCAGCGCCTCGCCCTGGGTCTCGATGGTGTGGCGGGCGTTGTTCAGCCGCCACGACTGCCAGCCCAGCGCTGCGATGACCAGCGCCAACGCAATCGCCAGCGTGCGCGTCATACTCCAGCCCCTTTCAGGCACCAGGCCATTTCCCGCGCGCGGCGGTTATCCAGCCCCTGATTAAACACGCCATTGACGTACACCCAGCGTGGCAGCTGGCGGCAGGCATCCGCCCAACGCTTTTGATTGAGCAGTTTCACCAGCGTGGAGCTGCAGGCATTTGTGCTGCCAACGTTGAAGGCGAACGACACCACCGCGTCATAGACCTTCTGCGGCACGGAAGGCACCACACACTTCTCCAGCGCCCGCTCCACCTGCAGCACGTTAGTAATCAGTCCCTGCGCCGCCAGCCGTTCGGTGATAGTTTTGCCGGGCGTGACGCCGGACGTGTTGCCGATGCCGTCGGTCCAGACGCCTGCGCTGCACTGGTACGGCTGCAGACGACAGCCCTCGTAATCAGCAATCAGTTTCAGCCCTTCCATAGAGGTATGAAGCGACTGAAAACCGGGCAGCGTGGCAGCGATTGCGAGCACCGCCCCGACCAGGCAGCGCTTAACGATTGAAGGATTCATATTCCCCCCGCGAGATTTTGCCGCCGCGCAGCAGTTTGAAAGACTGGTGTTTGTAGTACCAGTTGATCGCCAGCATCAGTACACCAATCAGCACGCCGCCGACCGTGGAGGCATCCTTAAGCGACAGGTCGCCCAGCCAGGCCAGCAGCACGGCGATGCAGTAAGTGATAAAGGCGCTGACTCTCTCAAGCGTCATGATTCAGTCCCATAGCTGGACGGTCTGCGCGGTGGTCGATGCCGGGAGATCCGGCAGCTCCACCTGCAGCCCGTGCGGTAAAAAGGGGCCATGTTCAGCCAGCCCCGGATTGGCCCGTAATACCTGCTCCGTGACACCCTGCGTGCGCCCGTAGTGACGCCAGCACAGGGCGTCCACCGTGTCATACTGGTGCGCACGCACTTTCATCAGATAAGCTCCACCGTGCAGTGCGGCGCATCCTGCACCCGACTGATCGCCCAGCGGGCATCGCGCCACAGGTCGCCGCTGGCCTCGGCCAGCTCTTCCCCGCGTTTCACCCCGGACGCCGTGGCGTCATAGTCCTGATATCGCTCATTGAGCACGGCGCGCGCCCAGCAATAGACGGCGTTGTGGTAGTGCTGGATGCGCTCGTTTTTGCCGTCGAGCACGTCCGCCGGTACGTCAGCCAGTGCCTGATAACCCAGCATTCGCTGGCGGTTGCGGAAGTCGAACAGCTCGGCGTTCACTTCGGAGATAGCGGTCAGCAGCACCTGTCTTAAACGCGGCTGCGTCACCGTGCCGTCAGTGCGCATCACGCTGCGAAACTCCGACAGGCTCACATCCGGCCAGAACGGCGTATTTTTGATGACCTCCGCCTGTTCCGGTGCCGGTTCGGGCGCAACAAACTTCATGCGGTGTTCTCCTGAATTAGTGGGCGGTGGACGGGATTTTGATGAGGCAAAGCCTGTCGCCATCCCGTGCCGCCCGTGCGCGGGGCACGTTCCGTCAGCGGTCGTTGCGCAGTCTGCGCTCCAGCCGCTCCTTGTCTTTCTTCACACCGCAGCGGGCATCCAGCTGGAGCGCATGAGTGAGGTGATTCAGGGCCGATGCCGGGTTGCTTTCGCTTAGCACCGCGCCGATGGCTTTGTGCAGGCGCGCCCGTGACTGGTCCGGCATATCCTGCCCGGTGGTCAGGTCCAGCGCCTGCAGCAGCAGGTCGGCATCGAATGGGGCAGCCGCCAGCATCGCGCTTTGCGCCGCGTCGGCCATCTCCTCAGCCGACGCGGTCTGCACGTTGCGGTTGCCCAGCGGCATCACCCAGCCGTGGCGCAGGGCATGACGCCCGATTTCCAGCGCACCGACATAATCCCCGGCATCGATACGCCACAGCATCACGTACATCAGGACGTCATCCTGATGCGCCCCTCCGGCGGCCAGCACGCCGTCCGCCCAGGCGGAATATTTCGGCAGCAGCTCCACCTTGATCGCCGCCTTTTTCACCGTGGACTGGATGCCCTTGAGACGGCGGCGATCCTCTGCCAGCTGGAGCAGCATCAGGTGGCATGGCGAACACTGCCGCCCTCGCGGGCGGCCTGTTCAGCCTGAATGCGCAGGCGGTGCTGCCGTGCGGGACTCAGGCTCATGCGTTACTCCTCTGCTTCCGGCATAACTGGCGCACTGAAATCGCCGATGGTGATGTTTTCCACAAGTGCCGCGCAGCGGTAGTCTTCCACCACATAGGCTTCGTTCACCGATTCGAAGTTTTCGATGCGGTCACGTTTCGGGTTGTCGATAACCGAGCGGCGGCGGGTGTCTTCCTGCCAGTAGATGGACAGGTTATCCAGACGGGTGATCAGCACGGCGTTCGCCGGGAAGTACGGCGCGCGCACGGCCTGCAGACCGCCCATGCGTTTCTGGCTGATAATCAGGTCGGCGGCGATTTTCTCGCTGTTCTCCTGCTCCTTGTTGACCAGCGGGAAATACTTGTCGGACAGCAGTTCACGGCCACAGACCACAACCAGCTCGTCATCGTCCTGGAAAATCGGATCGATAAGTTCGTTGACCGCATCCATCACCAGCGCGTCAAGGTTGGCGTACAGGCCACCCTTGCCCACTTTCACCGGTTCGATGGTCACAGTGCCGTCGTCTGCCGTCTTAGTGCCCAGCACGTTGTCCGGCGCGTCTTCACGGATTTTCTGCAACCAGCCCTTATTCACGTCCTGCAGCAGCACGTTCTCGCCACGGTTGGAGGTTTTGGCACGCTTCACGCCGTTGAAACCGATCATGATGCGGTCCAGCGCCTGACGTTTAACGATGGCGTTGCGGATACGCACCTGGAAGTCCTGGAACTTCGCCCACAGGTCCAGCTTCGCGTAGGTCAGCACGGTGTCGAAGTTGGTCTGCTCGCACTTGTATTCCACGTCCGCCATCAGCGTCGGATCGGTCGGTTCGCGCTCTTTAGTGGTGGTATCCGTCGTTCCGGCAATGGTGCTGCCAACGCCCAGTCCCAGCAGCTAACCGGACTGTTCGGCCACGCCCATCACGTTAATCAGCGTCAGAAACGCAGCGGACTGCTGGATCTCATCTTCCAGCGTCTGCGACACCGACGGCTCAACGGTGAACTTGCTGGCAAGCTCGGTCACGGCGACACCGTTTAAGCGCGCCAGCTGCTGCAGGTAGGCGTTAAAGGCAAAGCGGGTTTTCTGTTTCATTGGTTGTTTTGCTCCTCAGCAATTGGTCACGGTGCCAGCCGGGGCGTCACCGCCCGGCGCGCGCTGGCGATAGTCCCTGCGGCTGTCTTCGCGGTTGAGCTTTTGCTTAAGCTCAGCAAAGGCGGCCTGCTGCTCCTGCAGGGAGGATTCCAGCGCGGACAGGCGTTCGCCGTTCTCGGTCAGGGTTTTGGCGGTGCGTTCGCTCAGGTTCTGCTGCTCGGTAGCAACCAGCTCCACTGCCTGATGCACGTCAGAGAAGCGCGCGTCGTCGGTCTGCTCTTTTTTGGTAAACAGCGCGGTGACGCGGGCAAACAGGGAGGGTTTGTCATCCTGGATTTCTTCGAGTTCGATCAGCGTTTCTTCGGCGGCAGAAAACAGGTTGTCCGGCTTCTGCTTGCGGTTCGCCAGCGGGTTGTGGGTGGCGCTGGCGCTGAACGCCAGCATTTCCGTGCCGAGACTCACCGGATCGTCAGTGGCAGCAAGCCCGACAAGATAGGCTTTGCCGGTGTCGGCAAACTTCGGGCTGACCTCCATGGAGGTGAACAGCTTCTGGCCTTTTTTGACCAGCTCGACCAGGGAGGTGGTCGGCTCCACGTCGGCGTACAGCGCCATTTTGCCCGCCAGCGGACCGTCCGTGATTTCTTCGGCAACCAGCGCCGTCACCTGGCCGTAGCGGTTAAAGGCGCTGTCCGGGGAGTAAGACTTGATGTGCTCAAGGTTAATGAGCGCGGTGTAAACCGTCGGGTTGTAGCTCGTCGCCATCTGTTCCAGCCATTCTCGCTGGATTTCGCGTCCGTCGGTGGTGGCACCTTCCACCCCAATGCGGAAACGCTTTGCTTTCACTGTCATGAGCTGTGCTCCGTTAGAAACCTGTCAGGAGCCTTATGGTTGCGGGGATGGGGGGAGTGAGACAACGCGCGGCGCTTGTGCCTTTCGCCATACAAAACGAAGCCGGAGAAAGCCGTCAGTCAAGGCCGTAGGCTTGTGCCATGGATATGACACTGACCCCCGCAGACCTCGATCCCCGTCGGCAGGCCATGCTGCTGTACTTTCAGGGATACCGCGTAGCCCGCATTGCTGAAATGCTGGGCGAGAAAGTTGCAACCGTTCACAGCTGGAAAAAGCGCGACAAATGGGGCGACTACGGGCCGCTGGATCAGATGCAGCTCACCACCGCCGCGCGCTACTGCCAGCTCATCATGAAGGAGCAGAAAGAAGGGAAAGACTTCAAGGAGATTGACCTGCTGGCGCGCCAGTCCGAGCGCCACGCCCGGATCGGCAAATTCAACGACGGCGGCAACGAAGCCGACCTCAACCCCAACGTGGTGAACCGTAACAAAGGCCCGCGCAAGCAACCGGAAAAGAACCTGTTCACCGACGAGCAGGTCGAGAAGCTGCAGGAGGTTTTCCACGACACGATGTTTGCCTATCAGCGCCACTGGTGGGAGGCAGGCAACCGGCACCGTATCCGTAACCTGCTCAAGTCGCGCCAGATTGGGGCGACTTTCTTCTTTGCCCGTGAGGCGCTGATTGACGCCATCACCACCGGGCGCAACCAGATTTTCCTCTCCGCCAGCAAGGCGCAGGCGCACGTCTTTAAGCAGTACATCATCGACTTTGCCAAAGAGGTCGACGTGGAGCTGAAAGGCGACCCGATGACGCTCAGCAACGGCGCGTGCCTGTACTTCCTCGGCACCAACGCCCGCACGGCGCAGAGCTACCACGGCAACCTGTACCTGGATGAATATTTCTGGATACCGAAATTCCAGGAGTTGCGTAAGGTGGCATCCGGGATGGCCATTCACAAAAAATGGCGTCAGACCTACTTCTCCACGCCGTCCAGCCTGACACACAGCGCGTATCCGTTCTGGTCCGGCGCGCTATTCAACCGGGGCCGCGCCAAAGCGGACAAGGTAGATATTGACCTGACTCACGGCAGCCTAGCTCCCGGCCTGCTCTGTCCGGACGGACAGTATCGCCAGATTGTCACCGTGGAAGACGCGGTGCGCGGCGGGTGTAACCTGTTCGATATCGACCAGCTGCGCATGGAGTACAGCCCGGACGAATACCAGAACCTGCTGATGTGCGAGTTTATCGACGATCTGGCATCAGTGTTTCCGCTCAGCGAGTTGCAGGCGTGCATGGTAGACAGCTGGGAAGTCTGGTCAGATTTTCACGCGCTGGCGTTGCGTCCGTTTGGCTGGCGCGAAGTGTGGATCGGCTACGACCCGGCGAAGGGCACCCAGAACGGTGACAGCGCGGGCTGCGTGGTCATGGCTCCGCCAACGGTGCCGGGA